GGCTCTTTTTTTCCAGGATCACCATACTCTTTTGGAGGATCACCAAGATTCATGGTCTGATTATAGACACTTCTCTGCATCCATTCGTACTGACCTGTTTGAGGGTTTAATGCGTAAACTAAATCCCCGGCAGCTTCAGGATTCCACCCACCGCTTGCAGCCCCACCTTGGTCTACATTGTCTTCCCACCATTGCTCATACTGTTCTTGGGACATTCCAGGAGGCGCACCAGGCATTCCACCTTGGCCCTCTCCGGTTAAAGTTTGAGTAAGGTCAGGGCCAGCTGCTGGCTGAAAAGCATATTCATATCGGTTATCATCGGAGTTCCATTTCCGGTAAACCGTTACAGGTTGACCAAACATATCCTGAATACCAAGATTTTCATACCCGCCAACAGTGCCTGCCTCAGAGGTCATTTCATAGGTTCCAGTTTCAGGATTCCATTTCATAGATCCTTGACCCTGAGAACCATCAGGAAGCATTGTTTGAACAAAAAACTGAGCTTCTGGATCTGTTTGCTGACCTGTTAGAATTCTTTGAGTAGGTGCATCAATGCCAGCAGGCCCAGGTGCGCTCATGATTAAGTTCATGATTGCTGCTTCTTCAGCTACGTTCTCTGCTCCAGATTCAGCAAAGTGAGCATGCTCCATACCGGCCTTTAAAACTTCGGTCATAGCTCCGAGCCTGTTAGCAAATACTTTCTGAGCAAGGTCTTTTTTCTGAAGCTCAAGCCGAGTATTAGCATCAAGGATTGCTTTGTCTCTATCAACACCCATTCCAATAAGAGCAGCTACTTGCTGGTCTCTTTGCGCTTCAAGCTGAGCAAGCATTCCGGATGTTTCAACTTGCTGAGCAGCCGCAGTTTCCATCGCTATTCTATCGGCCTCAGACATCTGGCTGGTAAGCATTCTTTGAACAGCTGACACAGGCATGCCTCTAGCTGAGGCCGCTGTAGCAAGTGCAGCCTGCTGCGCTCTTTCTCGTTGTTGTTCTACAACTGGGCTCATTGCTCGGCCCATTGCTATGTCTTGAAGTAGCTGGTCATGCTCCCCCTGTGTTCTTCCTCTAATGTTGGAAACAAGGGGATCAATATAAGTATCTTCGTAATAAAGAGGCTGTCTTTGCATGCCAGGGGAAAATCCTCCTGTGCTGCTAGGGTCAGGAACCCCAGGGTCTACAATACCAGTCCCACTTAATCCTCTATCAAGTTCACCCGGTGCAACTTCTCCGGTAACTCCAGGAACAGCAGCTCCGCCCGGCTCATTGTATGTGGGATTAGGTGCAATGCCTGTTGATGTTCCACCTGTATCAACATTTTCAAAACCAACGCTAGAGTCAAAATAATTTTCACTTAAAGGGTTAGTGTCACTCATGGGCTGTGTGGCTACAGGATCAACGCTGCCAGTGGCGCCGCCTGCCGGCTCTTCAGGTTGAGCAGCAATTTCGCCAAGAAGCTTATCCTCATTGTCATTTTTTGCAGCAAACATATTGCCAAAATTCATGTCAAATTTATTACTGCCTAAGCTAAAGTTATAAGCCATCAGTCTGCCCCAGTAGTGTTTGTTTCAGTTGTTCTGTAAACGCCCTTCTTGAGTCCTACCTCAAGGGCTATATGGTCAATAGCAAATCCATCGCCAGTTGTTGCTGAGTTATCAGCATCGTAAATTTCAAACTTAACTGCTTCACATTTTTGTTTTGATAGATGCGCTCTAAATTGAAGTTTAGCATCAGTCGCAGATGAAGTCGTAAATGTGTAAGTGTCTACAACAGCGCTGTCATCATAATCGTAATAAACTTTTACAGTCATAATGTGCTTGTCTCTAGACTCACCAAGAATAGAAAATCTGTAAACACGACCAAAACCCATTATTTCATTAAAGGATATCCAGCCTGTCTTGAGTTTTAACGGCATATACGTTGAGCCAATTTTGTAGCTGGTATCTTCTTTTAAAATTTTATCAGCACTTGTAACAACGTAAATAGTGTCATCAATGTTTTCCATGCCTACAATGGTTTCACCGTCTGCTAGGCTGTAAGTATAATTCGCCCAAGCATCTTGCCTGTAGTTGAATGAAAGAACTTTGTCAGAAAGAGCGAATCTAATTGTTTCTGTTTCTTGGTGATGCCTAATTGAAATCACTCTTGAAGAGCCCAGAAGGTCTTTTACTGGAGATCCAATGTATTCAAATCCGTTACCAGACATCCTGAAAATACCTTTAACGTTTTGAAAATACACACTGCCGTCAGTGTATAACGTGGGGGAATTTTTTAACGCCCCAATTGTAGCGCTAATTTGGCGAGGTTTATAAAACTCACCCACTCCAGTTTTAGCCGGACCTTCACCAGCAACAGACCACGTAGAATGTTCTCTGAATATTACAAGCTCATTTCCGGAACTGCACAAAGCCATAGGCTTATCGTGAGATATTCCATCAAGATCTATCTGAAATTCGTCAGACCAGCCAAGCCCAACTTTGTTTTCATATTCTTTGCTAAACCAAATTCGGTTATCTTCTGTAATTGCAAAAATTCGACTTAGATGAGATTCAATATATCTTGCAGGAGGAGGGGCAACATTTGGAAGCACTCCGCCCTCTGTGTAAAGAAATGCCCCAGTAGCAGCGTTTGAGTCAGAAACTTTATCGTGATGACTAATTAAATCAGTGCCTGTAAACGTTGAGTCAATAGGAGGGTTTTCTATAGTTGCTACCCTGTTAAATATATTTCCAGCATTTTGGGTTCTATATAAAACAAGACGAAGACCTCCCGATGTCATACCTTTTATAGACATAGCCAAGCCGTCACAGGTTACAGTTACGCCCGTGTCAGACCCAGTAAGAGTAATTGTTTCTTCGCTTGATGGCTCAGAACGGTGTAAATTGCCAAAGGAATCTTCCCACTCCCAGCAAGCTTTGTATTTGTAAACACCACTAGAGTCTAAACTGCCTGCTGCTGCAGCAGTTAAAGCAAGCCCTGGTTTATAATAGAACCCTGCTTCATGAACTCTTTCTCCTGATGTCGATTTAATACTGCCAGGCGCTACGTACAGCTCACCACCAAGTTGCACTCTTGGTGTTTCATACACAGGTTTGTCTACTGATATCTTTATTAAATGGCACTGGCTATTAATTGCCGTGGTAACAGCGCCGGTAGATGTGTTTGCCCATGTTTGAAGATTCGTAGCTCTTGGCAAGGCACTGTAATAATAGCCCCCGCTATATACAAATCGCGGAGTAATTCCATTAATATGACTTCGAATTAATTCTTGTCTAAAAGTTGATCCAACAATTGATTTATACCAAGTCAGCAACAGCCCAGTAGGGTCGTCTATATGGTCTTGCCAAGCAACAACAGTGTGAAGAGACGTGTCATTGTCTTCAGTGTTTCTGTTTTCTTGAGAAAGAAAATGATGAATTCCTGCGCTTGTTTTAATTGGAGGAAGAGAAATCCATGAATTTTGCCTTGTTGGAGCTGCATCATCATCAAAGGCCCCTGTGCCGCCAGTCACTTGATATCGGCAAGTCTTTGACAAATACGTTGACGAAGTAGTGCCCATCGTGCACCAATATTCAACTTTAGCTCCATCCTCCGAATCACACCACCCACCTGATTCAACCATAACTGTGCCGCTAATTACATCAGTCCCACCAACTGCGCCAGACGTAGGGTCAGCCTCTGTGTGCTGTCTAATGTGAACTGTGGTCCCTACGGAGAATGCATAATAAACCCTGGCAGTTCCCCCAGCAGATGACTTGTAAGCAGTCATGTGTTTCATAGCTGCGCCAGCATTTACTTTTGCAGCTGACCCAAGGGAACCATTGGTGTCTAACTGGTAAGTTGCATAGTGAGTGCTGCTTGAATACTCGGTATAAACAAGATGAACTTTCTGGTAATTGCCAGAGCCGGCAGTGTATTCAATTACATCAAACCAGTTTTCACCTTCTGTTTGCCTATATACAGATGATGCAACAATGTCTGAGCCTGAGATAGTAAAAGCATCGTGCTTAAACTTTGCTTTACGGATACTAATGTTTCCAGAACTGTCTCTAAATTCATAATAAGCTGCAAAATTATCATCAGCAGCATCAGTATCGCCGTGGGCAACAACTTTTATTTTTCCAATAAAATCATCATCGTTGCCTCTGTTAGCAATGCCTCTGTTTGAGTTAACAATTGTCCCAGTTACAGCGTCAAGGATATCTATCCTGTAAGCGTATCGAACAGCGTTTTGATCTGGATCCCATTCGCCTTGAACATACGCAATAGCAAAATAATCACCGCTATGGCTTAAGGCAATTGATGGCTGTATCTGATGATAGCCACCTGACCCGCTTGCATGAAAAAGTTCTGACTCAAAATAAGAACTAAGGCCAAGACCACTAAAAGCGACAATCTCATTATCAGAACCAACAAGCCCAATAACTGTTTCATCACCTTGAATGATTAAATTATCTCGATAAGAAAACGTGCTTAGCGGATTATAAACAGAAGAAAGATCCCAGTTTGTAGAAGAACAGCCTTTTCGTTTTTCTAGTCTACCTGCTTTTTGAATAACAGCATTTTCTAAAACTTCAAGTTGCCCTGGCTCAAGAACAATATCAGTTGCACTGGTATCAGCACCACGGCCAAGCTGGATTCTGAATATATTTTTCTGCAGTGTCATTAAAATACCCAGACGTTAACGGTAACAGTTCCGCCAGATGTTAAATGCAAATAAGTATTAAGATCAGACTTTCCAGAGTTTTCATCATAAACATGCTGGGCTGCATTTTTTCCAACAACAATATACCCAATAATCTTGCGACCAAGTTTATGAGCAATTTTTAAAGTTGTTCCAGACGACAAGGATACATTTTCAATAAGACGACCATCGACTATCGATGAGCTGGTAACAGGCCGCAAGGTTTCCTCAAGACGATACTGCATTTCCCTCATGCTAACATCTGTTGTGTCAACTTTTTGAAAACTTCTTAGTACCATCGATAAACGCCTAAAGATTATATTTAAGTAGAAAACCAATACCCAGGTAAAATCCCAACAGATTCATCAGTAATGCCCATAGGCTCACCTGCATCACGATTGCGAGAAGCTTCTTCAATTCTGGCTGTTAACCGTTCACGCTCTCTTTCAAGTGCGGTGACTGAAGTTTCTTCTTTCATTCTCATTTTAATTGCTGCTGATACAACTGCATACTCTTCCCAGTTAAACTCAAGGCTTCCATCAGTAGCATCAGAGTCGCCAGTCAGCTTAGTGCAACTAGGCACGTACCAAACTTTTACTGAGTCAGATCCATTTGGCTCCGGAATAAAACTTAAGCTAGACCCATTTAAATTATACCGATATCGAGTGTACCCTTTGTCGGTATAAATAGACGTGTCAGACGCAAACATGTTCCGCTCATTAAATGAGTATCGCGGTATTCGCATAGTATCAGAGCCTTGAGTAATATCGACACCAAGAATTTTATACATATTCGAGATGCCGATAGAACTCAGGGAGTAAGACGATGTCCCACTGGTCAGATTGAACGTGGCGGAGCTGACGTAGTAATCTTCAAATTTAGATACTAGCAAGTCATGAAGCTCGCCGAGGCCGGTGTTGATATAATCATTCACTTCGGCATCGCTAAAGAAGTTGTTTCCAACCGCATCAGCAAGACGCCTAGCCCGTGTTCTTAGCTCTGACAGTGTAGACATCAGTAATCATCCTTGTCGTGGCTATCGTAACTGTGTGTACAAATTTTAATAGCATCTTTTAAAGAATCAACAAAGCGAGAACGATCACCATCTTTTAACGCACTAAAGCACTCAAGAGCCGCATCTTCAAAAGCCTCCATATGATCTGACCCTTCCTCAGATTTACTGGATTTTTTCATAGATGCTTCACTACCCAAAATTAAAGCAATGCCTGGACTTTTCATGGTTCCTCCGGATGAAAGAAAGGGGGGCCGAAACCCCCCAGTCTAACAATTTAGCTCAATGTAATACGACAGTTCCAACCCGGAGCTGTGCAGATTACGTTTCCGTAGTAGCCCCAGCGGTACTCGACACCATCATCCGTGGCTTGTCGGAGTCCATTAAGGCCATCAAAGTCAAGAATACGAGGAGCAGAACCAATGGTTCGCATTTCCCAGGTATCCTTCTGAAGCAACCAAATGGTGTTGGCTTGGCAGTTATGATCTGCAAAAACCTTAACAACACCCGTAGGGCCTGCAACATGAAGGGCAGTGAAGCCAACTTGAACTTCATTTGTTCCTTCATCAATGCGAACTTGTGACGCTGCTCCAGTAGGATCAATGTCTTTGGCAAGTTCAGCCCAAAGCTCTGGGCTCATAAATGCTGCGTCAGGCATACCGCCTTCACGAGCAACACGAACCATGCCGTCAATAAGAGCTTCTTTGATTGCAGCAGTTCCGCCTGAAATCCGCTGGCCAGCCAAACGCGTTGGATGCGTTGTTCGGTCAACACCAAAAAATGCTGTACTTGAAACAGTTGAAGGCAACCATGCGTCAAGACCAGCAAGCTTAATATTAGAGCCACCGTTAGCTGCATCACCCTGGGCATAGAAATACTGAGTTTTGTCAGCATCAAGGTTGGCGTGAGTACTGCCAGCTACAAGGTTTTCTGAAAAGTAAACACGGTTATTATCATAATCAACTTTGCTTACTGTCAAAGCTGCACCTGAATCCTGAAGAGCAGATCCATCAGTCAATGAATAAACAAGCTTTTGATTAATCTCAAAGTTGGTAATATCATCAGCACTGAAAACAGCGTAATCTTCACCAGCACTACCGCCAAGGCTAACATTAGTTGACAAGCCCAAAGCACCAGTACCACCACGGTAAATATCAATACCCATTGCACGAGACAGAGAGCGAATTGCGCTATCAGTCTTGTTCTTGGCCATCTCAATCAAAGAGCCTTCGTTGCCATCAGCAGCAAGCATTGCCTCGTTGTCTACACTTACCACGGAATAATCTTTTACTCGCGTGACGATAAAATCCTCAAGCTGAGTTCCGGTACGGTTAGTAATTGCCGTTGACAAGCTTGCGCTACGGCCACCAGGCATACCGTACTCAACGGTAATTTGAGCATTTCGGCCAGGGAAGCGTTCTACTTTTGGCATCCATGCAAGCAGTGGGTTGTTCTTATAAACAAGATTATGAACTTTTTTCTGCGGGTAGAGTTGCTTCATCGCCGCATCGAAGTTGGTTAAATTAAAGGAAGCCATTTCCTTTGTCCTTTCTTACGTGAAGAGTTTGCCTTTCCAGTGTTCGATGATTTCATCATCCGTCATTTCACTGGGGGCTTTTCTTGTGGGTTGTTCCTTCCATTTGGCCGATAAAGTTGCTTGTGGGCCTTTCACGTTTTTAAATGCTTCTGGGTTATATTTTCGAAGTTTTTCAATAACCCCAGGGTCAGAAAAATACTTCTCTTCACGCTCTCGAAGTCCAGCTTCGATTTTTTCAAATGCTTCCTCAACAGTGATTTCTTCTCCCGTTTTACGGAAATGGGTAATCATTCCATCGACAACATCTTTTGCAGTGCATGTCCCTTTAATGGTTTCATAACCATCTGACGATGATGCAAATTGCTCAACATCTCCAATCAATTGCTGGTAAGCCGCTTGCTGTTTAGCGCTAGCTTTTGCATTTTGATCAGCTTGTTCTTTTTGAGTCATTTTTTGTTTTAAAGCTTCAAGTTCTTTTTGGGTGTCAGACATTTGGGTTTCAACTGAAACCTCGCCACCACTAATCATTCTCTCTGTCCATCGCCGATAATAATCCATCGGATCAATGCCTTGAGATTTCAAAAACTCATCAGGATTATCTTGAAGCATTTTTTGAGCATCAGCCAAAGACTTTAGCTCTTGTTCCCTTAAGGAAAGCGCTTCTTCCCTTTGCTTTAATTGAATTTCGTTATTTCTTAATTCTCTGTCTTGTTTAATTTTTTCTAAGAATTGTTTACTTTTTCGAGGTTGATCAGCAACTACGTCATTGGCTGAATGTGTTTCAGGCTCCGGTTGAGAAGGTTCCTCTTCAAAAATATTGAAGCTTTCTGGCATTTCAGGCTCGACTGCTTGGGCCTCTGCTGGTGACTCAAGTGCCGGCTCTGGTGTTGGTACTGATTCTGCTGTTGATTCCATTTTTTATGCTCCTAATGCTGCTGCTAATTCAGGTGGTAACTGCGGTGCTGCTGGCCCAGCTGCTGGGCTTTCAGGTAAAGGCATTCCTGGTGGCGGTGCCATTGGTCCCATTTGAGGTATTGGGGATGGTTGCAATGGCATTCCGCCGGGAACTGGCCCCATTGCTCCTGGTGCCTGACCTGGAACGGGAGCGTTTTTCTGAGCTAAAAGGCCGTTAGCTTGAGATATCCAACGACGCATAAGCTCAAGTTTCATGTTTGAAACATCATCAACAAGAGAAACGTTGTATGCCTGTTGCATTCTAGCAATGCCGAGTTCTAGATTCATGTAAGACTCGGGCGCAGTAAACTTTGATTTCTCTAAAATGTTTTCAATAATTTTATCAATAACATCAATGAATGAAGTCTTAAGCTTGTTGGCCGTTTCAAGATCTGGGAAATCTAATAACTGATGTGCTTCTTCTGTCGTAAAAAATCCATTCATATGCATCTCTGCAACAGATGATAATTTAGCAGACGGGGTTTGAGGCAATGAACCAATAGGCTTAACCTGGATAACGTACTCATCATCCTTAAGGCTAATGTCTGACCACTTAACTTTTTCAAGGCCGCTTTTCTTATCAAAGCTTGCAACAGTATAAGTGTCATTTCTTTCATGAGCGTCTTTAATTAAATCGATAATTAACTCAGTAGCGTCAAGGAATGACTGCTCATAAGCTTGGCCAACAACCATAAACCGCTCTGATTCAATGTCTGAAAACTCACGCAAAGCACGTCCAGACTCAAGGCCGACTGGTTTTTTAGACTGGGCAGCAAGTTGACTAATGCCCGTCATTTCATAGGCTCTATCAACCAGCCTGTCTAAATGAGCAAACATTTCACCGGATACAGATCGAGGAACAAAAAACTGAGGAGGAGTTCCACGGTATTTAATTGCTCCAAAAACACGATTGTTTAGATGCGATTGCACAATTTTAGAAGAATCTTCAATAAATACTTTTGGAGTTGCTAAATGCATTTGCTCTTGAATTCGAGCAAGCAGTTTATTGATTTCAACCTGTATGCCTTTAACTTCCTTAGCCAGGCCGTTGCCCCAGAATGACATAGGGTTTTCTGTCCATCGAATAAAGGTAAACGGGTAATGGTCTTTTTCCCATGGCGCATCAAAAAGAGTTACGTTGCCTGTGCAAATAACATGGCGGCCATCAGTTGCTTCTGGGCCACTGGGCAGATGCCAAGCCTCATGGCATTCAATCATATCAGTATGTCTAGAGTCTGTATGATAGTCTTCATCTTCATAGGACTCAGACTGCATAATCTCTTCGCGTTTTTCTGGAAACATTTCTGCAAGAACGCTTTTAGAGACACGTTTGGTTTGAAACATTTGCCTTGGAAGATTTCCGTATTCGGCTTCCATGGGATCAATAGTCATTTCATGAACTGGAACTCGTTCGGCTTTAATTTTTCCAAACTCATTGTAATATTTAATGACGCCTGTTCCGGTGATGCAGCTATCAAGAAATGCTCGTTGAGCAACTGAGTATTGCCGCATGGCATAGAATTGCCCTTGAATTAGCTTGCCGAGAAGCTTTGATTTTCTTTTCTGTGAGTAGCTTCCGCCGTCTGTCAAAAAACTGACAGCAGGTTTATGTTTGGCAATTTTAGATGTAGCGGCTTGGCAGAGGGAGTGAATGATGTTGAATGTTAGCCTGGGCTGGCGCATCATTGCGTATTGGGTAGAACCTTGAGTGTACCTGGATGAGAGTGGCCTGCCGTTGTATAGACCCATGTAGGTTGCAATGTCAGAGTAATAAGTGCTTTGCTCGTCTCGGAGAACTTTAATAAATTTGCTGATAGCCGTGTGAGGATCTTCATCCATTTGCCACCAGAAAGCATCTCCGTAAATACCGTATTGGCTCATGACTCAGCACTCCTCCAGAGGTAATCATCCTCGCTAAACCCAAGGCCGTCCCTTGCAATAGGCTCAGAAATTTTCTCATCATCATGACTTAACGCGTTATCGTCATAATTACCAAAATCAAAAGAAGACTGATCGGTTAAAGACTGCTGAGCAGGCGGCACTATAGCATGCCCCATTTCCATCTCTACTTCAGAGTCCCTGTATTTTGTAATTCCGAACTCAGTCATAAGCTTTAATATGGCCCTGATTTTCTTTGTTGTATGCCCCGGGCCCATGTTCTTCTTTAAGCCCATCTTGCTGCTCTCGTCTTTCATTTGCTTCGGCTTTCCATCTAGTTGAAAACATCTGATTCAGAATAGCCTTCACCCCAGATATCAGAATCATACTTGTCTCTGTCTTGCTCCTCAAGAAGTTTTTGCTCTAAGTCATCTTCAACTTTCCTAAAGTAAGCTTCAGTCCCAAATAACGGTGCCCCAGTGCGCTCTTCAAAAAAGAAGTGCTTTGATTCTTGCCATGCATATAGGCAAGCATCGGACAGGTGATTATCAAACCTTTTATCTTCTGCTGTTCCCGACCGATTGTACTGTAACTTGTCCCACTCATTAAGGATTTCCATTCCGTGTCTAATTTTAATCCTTGATGCTGCAAGCTCAGAATTCATAATTTTGATCATGCCAACCTTATCGCCAGATTTTTTAGCGGGCTTAATGGGTATCCCGCTTCTCTGCTTAAAGGTTTCTAAGACCATTTTTGACGCACCGCCTCCAGAGTCCATAACAATTGAAGTAAAATTGTAGTCCTTCATGTATCTGGTAATTTTTTCTTCAACTTCAGATGTAAGCATTTTCCTCTGCTTGTGTTCATCGATAATATAAAGGCAAGGAAAATCAGGCGACCATGCAACAACAACAAAGGCAGTAGCATCATGATAACCGAGGTCGATCCCGAGGACGTACTCCCATTCGTTGCTTACGGGTCTATTCTCAAACAAATTGTCCTGGGTATAATTGTAGACGATCTCTTGGTCGTCTCTAACCCAGAGTCCGAGGTACTCGCGCTTGTAGGAGGGATCTTCGGGATTGAGGATCCCATTGTCGATATCTTGCTGGATAGCTCTGACAGCGTGTTGCATATAGGGGTTGTTTTTAACTGTCCACCTGTGAACTGAAAAGTTATAGGATCCTTTTTCTGTTACGTCATAAAAGAATCCATGACACGCTGAGTTAGGCGTTGATATTAAAACCAGGCTTCCGTCTCTATCTAGCAATGCAGGCGTAAGGACTTCATTAACCAGCTCTCGAACATTAATGTTAAAGAATGCGGCCTCATCAAGCACGGCCAAGCTAAATGCAGCACCACGAAGTTTATCTACATCACTGGCATCGTTGGCGCCGGTAAACATAATTTTAGACTGATTTGGAAACGTGGCGATAAGATCTGCATTGTTAAACTTGATTCCTAAACGATACTGCTGGTTTGCCTCTTTCAGGGAGCTCCATAAGATACGCTTGGCAGCTTCTCGAGTTCTGGCGATGTAAACACATACAGTGCCATCATCTTCCATGGCCTCTTTGATTAGGTAACGACCTGCCGCGTAGCTTTTACCACTACGGCGAGAACATATAGCTGCCTTGCGCTTGCTTGAATCATTAATAAAATCAACCTGTTCAGTAAACAAAGTCCTAGATAGGTTAAGCTGCCTCGATTTTTTTTGCTCTTTCTGGGAAGCATTAAGAGGCTTTTGGGCCTTCATCCTGACAGCCAGGGCTTCGTATATCTCTCTGTCGGTAAGTGTAAGTTTAGGCAGCGCCATAGAGTACCTCTTTTGGGTCTATATGCAGCTCATGTATTTTTGAAGGCAGCAGGTTAGAAACAAACTTAACATTCCACACTTGCCGAGCATTCATGTTTTGCATGTGATGTGACCAGTAGGTGCAAAATATCTTGTTGCCTCTGTTGGGGTAAATGCTTTCTATTAAGTCTGTGCCTACGTGGTTTTGTCTAAACTTCTTTTTAACAAACACGTAATGGAGCAAAGGCGTTGATTCAATTTTGTCGTAAGCTACCCACCCAATAATATGGTTCTCATCGTCATCTGGGCACCATACTTGAATACCCCTATTTGGCCCTGGGTCTTCTACCAGGGAGTCAATCAAGAACCGAGTCATGTAAGACACTGCTTTTGTTGGGCAATTAACCGAATGCAGCCATGAATGATAAATAAAATCGTGGTCTATGGATTTAATATCTCTGATCACGCTGCACCCCCACTTTTGGCTACAGGGTTTGATTTCTTTTTGCTTGTAGCCTCTCTAATTGATTTCTTAGCCACAGCAATTAGCTCTTCAGTAGACATAGATGCAATGGCATCAGATTTTAATTGGGCCTCAATTTCAATAAGCTTTTTCATTCCATTAAAACAGCTATCAAGCTTAGACATTTCTTTGGGGTCTAACTCTTCGCCAATTTCAGTTTTTTCTTTGAGTTGCCTGATTTGGCTTTCGGTTATTGAAAACAAATCGGCCCAAAGCTTGTGTTTGTCTTGGGTTTGAAGAACCGTAACCTTTTTCCCGCTAACGCTATAGCTTCCGGTTGATCTGGCCTTCTTTACAGTTCCGTCTTTCTGCGTAACTGGTTTGCCGGCTCTCGCTGCTCTCCCGGCCCGAGTCGTTGGGGTTGAGTTTGTTCCCTTGGTTATTTTTGGTGTGTCGTCTGCTTCCATCATCATTCTCCTGCTGCATCTGTCTTAGTAAAAGTAAAGCTGCTTTTAAGCTGTCGTCAATCATTACATAAGAATTCCTTACAATTT